TTCGGCCCGCTGGTGCAGAAGGAAGGCCAGGCCTTCACCGCGATGGCCGGCACCCATGCCGCCATCACCACGCTGGGCGCCACACTCAACAGCCCGCACCTGACGCTGATGGGCGTCGGCAAGAGCCCGACCGCGCCGTATGTGTGGGCGGCTGTGGCCGGCGCCATCGACGCCTTCGAGCCAGACCCGGCCCGCCCCCGTCAAACCCTGGTGCTGCCCGGTTTGCTGGCCCCGGCCATCGCCGATCGCTGGACGCGCAACGAGCGCAACCTGGCGCTGTTCGATGGCGTCAGCACCAGCTATGTGGACCCGGACGGCACGGTGCGCATTGAGCGGCTGATCACCACCTACCAGGTCAACCCATTTGGCGTGGCCGACATCAGCTACTTGAACTTGGAGACGCTGCGCACCATCGCGTACCTGCGCTTCACCGTGCGCAGCCGCTTCGCCACCAAGTACCCGCGCCACAAGCTGGGCGACGACGGCGCGGTGGGCGCCAACGTGATGACGCCCAACCTGGCGCGCGCCGAGCTGGTGGCCCTGTTCATGGACTGGATGGAAGCCGGCCTGGCAGAGAACCTGGCGCAGTTCAAGCGCGACCTGGTCGTGCAGCGCAGCAGCGTCGACCCGGACAGGCTGGAAGCCATCATCCCGCCCGACGTGGTCAACCAGTTCCGCGTGTTTGCGGCGCAGGTGCAGTTCCGCCTTTGAGCGGGCTGCATTGAGTTTCGCCAACGCGAAAGGACTGCAATGACCGTCAACGTGATGATCAAGCACACCGGGGCCGAACCCGCTGCCAAGCCGCTGGTGGTGACGGTGGTGACGGTGGGCAACCCCGAAACCAATGAGCAGCGCGTGCTGTTGCAGGCCGGCCAGGACACGCAAGTGACCGTAGGCCCTGGCCAGTTTGTGATGCTGGACGACAAGGAGCCTTAAATGGGCATGACTCACTCGAAGGCCTACATCAAGGTCGACGGCGCGCTGCTGTCGACGATGCCAGGCGCCAAGCTGGACTTGGGCGGCACCATGCGTGAGCCGGTCATCGGCGACAACAAGGTGCACGGCTACAAGGCCACCATCAAACCCGCGACGCTGGAATGCGAGCTGAGTCTGGGACAGGGATACAGCCTGGCGCAGCTGCAGAACATCACCGACGCCACTGTCACCTATGAGGCCGACACCGGCCAGACCTATGTGGTGCGCCATGCCTTCGTCACTGACACGCTGAGCGTGCAGGCCGGCGACGGTGGCAAGGTAGCCCTGAAGTTCAGCGGCGACCCGGCGGAAGAGATGGGCGTATGAGCGAGCCAACCGTCTACACCCTGAAGCATCCGTTCGACCTGGTGCGCGCCGATGGCAGCGTGGCCGAGTCCATCACCGAGCTGCGCTTCAACCGCTTGAAGGGCGGCGCAGCACGTCAAGCGCTGAATGCACGCGACAAGGGCACTGGCGAGTTCGTGGCCGTGCTGGTGTGCGCCAGTGCAGCCATTCCGCCCAGCACTTTCGAGAAGCTGGACGCTGAAGATGTGTTCGGTGCGATGGAGATCGCCACCGGTTTTTTCGGGATTGCCCTGCCAACCTGATTGAGGTGATGGCAGAGCTGGCCTGGTGCTACCACTGGCCACCGAGTGAGCTGGACAACCTGCCGATGGATGAGCTGATGGTGTGGCACCAACAGGCCATGCGCATCCAGCAGTTGATCAACAAGGCGCCCTGACCGGGCGCTGTGCGTTTGAAGGGCTGGTGAGGCTGCGATGTTGAAACTGCAGTTCGTGATTGAGGCGGTGGACAAGGCGACAGCCAAGCTGGGCGCCGTGAACAAGGCCGTCGACGCGAGCGTGGAACGCATCACTGCTCCGGCCCGCAAGCTGCGCGCCGCAATCAATGGCCTGGTGGCCGAGAGTGGCATCGACAAGGTGCAGGCGGCCTGGGGTGACCTGAAAGAGAAGGTGGCCAAGCTGCCGATGATTGCGGCGCTGTCGCTCACCGGCGCTTTCGCGGTGATGCACCGCACGATCGAGGAGATTGACCGCACGGTGGATGCCGCGCGCAAGCTGAACGTGCCAATCGGCCAATTCCAGCGGCTGGGCTATGCGGCCAGCGTCAACGGCAGCAGCATTGAAGAGATGGGCTCAAGCCTGCAGTTTTTGAGCCAGAACATGGTTGAGGCGGTGGGCGGCAGCAAGGAAACGCAGCTGTGGTTTGCGCGCATTGGCCTGTCGGTGGCCACGCTGCGCAAGATGAATGCGGTGCAGGTGTTTGAGGCGATTGCCGACAAGTTCAAGGCAGTGGGCGACGCTGGCCAGAACGCCGAGAAGAAGATCGCGCTGACGCGTGCGCTGATGGGCCGGGGCGGCGCCGAGCAGGTGCAGATGCTAAACATGGGCAGCGCGGCGCTGCGCGAGTTTTACGCAGAGGCCGACAAGTTCGGCGTGCTGGACGAGAAGAAGGCCGGCGAGTTCAAAGAGACAGCCGACAACTTCAAGCGCTTCGAAGCCAGTTTGCGTGGCCTTCTGACCGTCATCACAGGCGCCGCGCTGCCAGGCCTGGACAAGATGCTGGCCAAGGTTTCGGCCATGAATGCCACCAGCCGCATTGAGCTGGGCGACAAGATCGGCAACATGCTCAGCGCCATCATCGAAAAGATGCCCAAGGTGTTGTCGTCACTCGGGCAGATCAGCAAGGGTGTGGTGCTGCTGGTGGGAGTGCTTGACACGTTAGCGCAGGCCTTGGGTGGGTGGGACACATTGATCGTGGCCTTCTCCACTCTGATGGTGGCCAAGGGCGCCTGGGCCGTGTTCGAACTGGTGAAGGCGCTGGGCGTGCTGAGCGGTGCGCTAGTGATGACGCCGGCCGGCTGGTTCTTGCTGGCCATCACGGGCATCGCCACGGCGGCATTCCTGGTCTACAAGAACTGGGAACCGATCAAGAAGTTTTTCGGCGACCTGTGGGACGGCGTGCTCGGCAAGGCGCGGCGTGTGGCTGACTTCTTGCGTCAGACCTTGCCCGCCTGGGCTGTGCCCAGCGGCCTGGGCATTGCCGCCACCGCCGTGGCTGCTGCACCTGGTGCGGCTGCGCCCAGCGCGTTGGGTGGCGCAGCGGGAGGCGCCGGCCGGCTTGGCACGTCGCCCATTCGGCCTGAGTTGGGCGGCACACTGAAGATCGAGATCGATGCCAGCGGCCAGCCGCGCGTGCGTGAGATGCGCAAGGCCCCAGGCGGCCTGCTGGACTTCAACGTCTACAACGGCCCGGTGCTGGCGAACTAATGACCTGGCGCGACCAACTTCAGCCGGCCAGCTTCAAGGGCGCGGCGTTTTTTGTTGATGGGCATGAAGCGCAGCTAGGCCGGCGTGTGCATGTGCATGAGTTCCCGCTGCGCGACCAACCCTACCCCGAAGACCTGGGCCGCAAGGCGCGCCAGTTGACGGTGCAGGCCTATGTGCTGGGTGACAGCTACATGCAGGCCCGCAACCGCCTGATGGTGGCGGTTGAAAAGGCCGGGCCCGGCCAGCTGGTGCACCCTTACCTGGGCGAGCTGCGCTGCACGGTGCTGGACTGCAAAGTCACCGAAAGCACGGCCGAAGGTGGCATGGCCCGCTTCACGCTGCAGTTGGTTGAGGCGGGCGATGCCCGTTTCCCGACCGAGGCGACCAACACCACGGCGGCCGTGGCCGCAGCAGCCGACTTTGCGGCTGAAGCCGTGCGGGCCAACTTTGCACGCAGGCACAACTGTGCTGGCAAGCCGGCATTTGTGGCGGATGCGTCGCGGTCAATCCTTGGCGGCGCGCTTGATCGCATCACGGCCTCGGTGGGCCTGGTGCGCGGCGCCGCAGATGCGGCAGCTGCGCTGCAGCGCGATGTCGGCGCGGCGCGCCGCGACCTGACCACCTTGGTCTACACCCCGGCCAGTGCAGCCCAGGCTGTGCTGGCCAACGTCAAGCAGCTGGTGCGCAGCGTGGCCACTGCGCCGCGCGATGCGCTGAGCCTGGCACGCACGCTGTACCGCTACGGCGACGCACTGCCCGAGGTCAAGGCCAACACCACCAGCCGCAAGGCCCAGGCGGTCAACCAGGCCGAGCTAGTGCGTTTGGTGCGCACCGCAGGGCTGACCGAAGGCGCGCGGGCGGTGAGTGGCACCACCTTCGACAGCTACCAAGACGCACTGGTGGCGCGCAATGAGCTGGTGGATGGCCTGGACGATGTGATGCTGGCCAATGACCTGGTCGACGAGGTGTACGACGCGCTGCGTGCGCTGCGCGCAGCTGTGGTTCGTGACGTGGCTGCACGCGGCGCCAACCTGACGCGCCTGGTGCGTTGGGCGCCAGCCGCCACGCTGCCGGTGTTGGTGGTGGCGCAGCAGCTGTATGCCGACGCCAGCCGCGCGGACGAGCTGCTGGTGCGCAACTCTGTGCGCCACCCGCTGTTCGTAGCCGGCGCTGTGCCGCTTGAGGTGTTGGCCGATGCTTGACGCTGACCTGGTGCTGCTGGCCGGTGGGCGCAGCTATGCGGGCTGGAAGAGCATGAGCCTGCAACGCAGCATGGAGGCCTGCACCAGCCAGTTCCGCCTGGGCGTTTCAGAGCGTTGGGACGGACAAGACGTGGCACGCGCCATCAAGCCAACGCAGCGCTGCGAAGTGCAGATCGGTGGCGAGACGGTGGTAACCGGCTACGTCGACGAGGTGGAGCTGAGTATTGACGCCAGCACCCACGCGGTCGAGGTGACGGGCCGCGATGCGGCGGCCGACCTGGTGGACTGCAGCGCCATCCGCAAGGCGGGGCAGTGGCGCGGCCGGCGCATTGAGCAGATCGCGGCTGAACTGGCGGCACCCTTTGGTGTGGCCGTGCGTGCGGACGTTGACACCGGCAAACCGCTGACCAGCTTTGCGCTGCAAGAAGGCGAGACTGTGTTTGACGCGATGGACCGCGCTGCGCGCATCCGTGCGCTGCTGCTGGTGAGCGATGGCAAGGGCGGCCTGGTCATCACACGGGCCGGCACCACACGTGCGGCAACGCCGCTGGTGCTGGGCGACAACATCCTGTCGGCCAGGGTGCGGCAGGACATGCGCGACCGTCACAGCGTCTACATCATCAAGGGCCAGGCCGCAGGCACTGACTTCTTCAACAGCACGGCCGTGTCGCAGATCGCGGCGCGCGCCACTGATGCGGGCGTTCCGCGCTACCGCCCGCTGATCATCACTGGCGATGCGCCTGACCTGGCCGCCACGCTGCAGCAGCGGGCCATATGGGAGGCGAATGTGCGTGCTGCGCGATCAACGCGGGTTGAAGTGGTGGTGCGCGGCTGGCGCCATTCAGGCGGTCTGTGGACGCCCAACACACTGGTGCACGTGGCGGCGCCTACGCTGCGGCTGGACGACGACCTGCTGATCACTGCCGTCGAGTTTGAACTGACTGAAGACGGCGGCAGCACCAGCCGTCTTCAGCTGACGCGACGTGACGCGTTCCAGCTGCTGCCCATCAAGCAGCATGACGTGGCCGGCGGGTTCTGGGCGTTGCCACCGAAAGAGAGCAAGTGATGCAGGCCCTGCAACGCGCCCTGCGCCCGCTGGCACAGCGCCTGCAGCTGATGATCAGCCGCGCGGTGGTGCTGCTGGTCAACGACGGCACCAGCCTGCAGGGCCTGCAGGTCAGCTTGCTGGCCGACGAGGTGCGCGACGATGTTGAGCACTTCCAGCCCTATGGCTTCACCAGCGTGCCGCATCCGGGCGCTGAAGCCATTGCCGCGTCGGTGGCGGGCAGCCGCGACCATGTGGTGGTGGTCGTCGTCGACGACCGCCGCTACCGCCTGCGCGGCCTGGCGCAAGGCGAAGTAGCCATCTACACCGACGAGGGCGACCAGGTCGTGATCAGGCGCGGCGGCACCATTGAGGTGACGGCCGCCACCAAGGTGCTGATCACCGCGCCGCAGGTGCAATGCACCGGCAACCTGCAGGTCGACGGCAACATCACATCGGGCGCCAACATCACGGCCCAAGGCAACGTGGCCGACCAGGGCGGCGCCAAGACGCTGGCCGGCATGCGCGGCACCTACAACGGCCACCACCACGGCGCCAGCGCCGGCCCTGACGCGGCGATGTGACGACATGAGCGACATCCGAACCGTGTGGCGTGAACTGGGCGGCGACTGGCTGGTGGCCGGCCCGTCTCTGGCCGATGACGATGGCCTTGAAACCGCTGTGGTGCTGAGCCTGTTCAGCGACCGCCTGGCCGCCGACGGCGACGCCGGTGTGGCGCCCACTGCGCGCCGCGGCTGGTGGGGCGATGCCTATGCCGACGTGCCGGGTGACCTGATCGGCAGCCGGCTGTGGACGCTGGCGCGCGAGAAGCAAACCACCGAGGTGCTGGCACGGGCCGAGCTGTATGCGCGAGAGGCGCTGCAGTGGCTGGTCGACGACGGTGTGGCCAGCAACGTGGCGGCGGCGGCCGAGTGGATGCGCGACGGTGTGCTGGGCATGCAGGTGACCATCACGCGCAGCGCCGCGCCGGTGCTGCAGTTCCGATTCGATTCGTTCTGGAAGGGGCTTTGAATGCCGTTTGCACGTCCCACATTGCCTGACCTGATCGACCGCGCGGCGGCCGACATTGAGGCAGGCCTGCCTGGCACCGATGCCCGTCTGCGCCGCAGCAACCTGGCGGTGCTTGGCCGCATGCACGCAGGCGCCATGCACGGTCTGTATGGCTACCTGGACTGGCTGGCCCAGCAACTGATGGTGGACACGGCCGAGACGGTGTTCCTG